TGGGAGTTGCTTTGCTTTTTGCTCAGGGGTGTCAGGCAGGACTGTGGACTGCTCCGGGTTGTTTGCATCTTGGCCTATAAAGATTTCACTCATTTGAATCTGTCTCCATGCGTTGTGCAAGGTCTGCGTTTATTTGCTTTGCAAACTCCAGACCCTGAATGAATCCGCAAAGTTTTTGATACTCTTCATATGTCTTGGCAGAACCCCTACCGAGGTGCTGTTCTATTTCAATGCGCCGTTCATCGAGTTTTGTGTCGATGTACTCAAGCGGGGTTGCATAGTTCATGCAGAATCCTTACCTGTGGGTTTCTGTTGTTGAATAGCTCTCTGCCGTTGTTGTTCTGTAATCTGTTCACGGTGCTTGGTCAGATCAATCGTCTTGTCTTTTTGGTGTTTGATTGAATCAGCTTCAATACGCATATTGTCTAGCTGCTGACGCCCCTGCACTTCCTGCTGCTTAATCTGAAGCTCCTGCTGCCTCATTGCATTATCAGCTTGGTCTTTAGCGGTCTTGCGTTGAACCTCAGACTCCTTGATCTGGAGTTCTTTCTGCTGCATTTGAATCAACGGGTCTTGGGATTGCTGTTGCGCCTGTTGCTGTTGAGCTTCAGCCGTGTTCTTCTGAAGCAGTTTTTCAGCCGCTTTGGCTGCAAGTTGAGCCAATTGCGCCTCCATTTCGGGCGGCAACTCTATACCTTCTTCATCGTTATCTTCATGCATTGGGGGCAGGGCTGCGCCAAGCATCTTCTCTATCTCTTTGCGATACTGGAACGCTACGTGTTCCATAACGTGGGCTTGCGCTGCTGCCATGATTGCCTGTGCCTGGGGGTTTTGCCCCATGACTTGTGCAAGCTTGGGGTCGCGCATAGCAGTCATGTGAACCCCCAGATGCGCCTCGTGATCTTGAATTAAAAATGCCTTGACCGGTTTTCCACGCATGATATTCATGTTCTCGGTCACGGGATCAACTGGTTTCATGTCGTCAGATACAGGAACAATTTTGTCAGCGTTCTTCACACCCAAAGTTTCAATCATTTGCCTGTGAAGATAAGGCAAGTCGTATATCTGCGGTGCGCCGGCAGAAAGTTGTAAAACCGCTTGGAACTGAACCACCCGCTGGCTCATGGTAGAGGCGTTGGGGTCGCTTACCGGTATTACATCCACCATGTCGTAGTCGGACTGCTTGGCTTTCTTATTGCCAATTTCCGGCTCGTAGCTGTAGTCCGCAGGGGTGTTGTCTCGGATAATCCCAGCCAGCAGTTTAAACTCCTGCTTCATCGCATAATGTATACGCGCCTGAACAGCTGACATCACCTTCAGCATCCGCTCCAGAATAGCTAGAGTAGTGCCTACCGGAGACTGGGAGGACATGTCGCTGACCTTCAAATCACCTGTCGCAGCGAACCGCTGACCGTCAGCAACGATCTTGTCCATCAGCGCCAGCAAGACCTGACTCGGCTCCTTATAAGGGATCATCAAGATGTTGTCTCGAATTGCACCTGACGGCAGGTCTACGTCCCTAAATTCTCCAGGAGATATTGGCGTGTCATCACCCTTGATCCTTAGTCCTCGAGCTTTAAGACCACCCGGAAGGTTAGACAAGGTTCCTGCATCAACCAATTGCCGCATCAGAGACGTAGCTGCTTGAGCATGACCACCAATCAGGTGAATCAAACCAAAGTAATAGAAGCCAAAGCCGGGGATGTATCCGTAATGAACAAAGTGCTGACGGCGGAACTTGAGTTTGTCGTCTTCTAGCCAGTTCCTGCGTACCGCCAATATGGTGCTGGTGCCTTTTTCTATTGTTACTACATATGGTAAAGCTATGCCGGTAGGTTCGCCGTCTTGCTCGTCCTCATACCCAGCCAAGTCCATGTCAACGTGCATCTCCAGAATCTGAAAACGACCGTCCACGGAGGCGTTGAACCCTTGGTCTTTGGCTTTCTGCTTCTCTACCTCATCCATCACCATCTGGGGTTCGCCAAGGTCTACATCTACGTAGAAACCAGCTACCTGAAGGCGTCGTAGTTCATTCTTGGTCTTCCGCATCCTGTGCGTGACCCGTTCTGCCTGTTCTAGATTTGCTGCGCCGTAGGGTACGATGATGTCTTCAGCCGGGATAAACACCGAGGTCTGCCTATCTAGCGAGGGGTCGAAGTAAACTTTCTTGAAGGCATTACCTGCCAGACACAGGCTAATCAGCATCCGCTCATGCTCGGGGCGGTATTCACGCATTCTTTCGGTCAATTCGTAGTTCATGTCATCTGCAACACGAACTGAGGCATCTTTCTTTTCTTGGGTCTCTTTGCCAATGATTGTGGTCTTGACCGGCCCCGCAGCAGGGAAGGTCTCCATGATTGTCTCGGACTGAAACTTAACCGCGCTCTCCATTAGAAGGGGGTGAAACACACCACAAGACCCTGCCCAAGGTTCGGTTCTTTCCTCATACTTAAGACCTAACAGGCGAAGCCCTTTGACATAGGTATCAAGCCAGTCTTTGCGGGAATTGATGTCAGATTCGTAGTCACCCAACAAGTCAGAGGCTAGGCTCTGCAACTCATTTGCACCCATCTCTTCAGCGAGGTTATCGTCAAAACAAGCATCTTTTGGCGGGACTAGCTCCTCCCCGTTAATCTTTACCGACTCGGGGTCTTCAATCTCAATCTCAAGTGCCGGTTCAAGAGCTTCAAGCCCTTGCGGGGCTTGGTAGAGAGCTTTATCCATGTTTGTTGCCATGATCTATCCTTAGATTAACTTGCAATTACCTTGGCTGTATTCTCGCGGCATTTGAACGGAACCACCCGCTTTTTTAGTTACAGTTTGAGGAGTGACTTCTGTAATTGAGTTTCCAAAATGTATCCCCGTCCCAGCGTTACCTAGAGGGCTTTCGCTGCGATAAATTTCCACTGGGTTAAATCCAACTTCTGGATTTGTTTTATATGAAAACTCATGTAGTACAGTTCCGGCTTTGCGTGGCCCGAAATCTTCGGTAAGTTGAAGCACAGCTTTTCCGGGTATGTGGACTCCCTCGCTATCAAATTTTGGAACTAACTTGGTAGGCATATTTGTATTTTGAAAAAGACCGCCAACCGCATTTGCGTCTCTAGGGTCTATAAAAATAGTCTTTCCAGATCGAGGTTGTACCCCTTCTGTTGTGTCTCTATGCATAGCCCCAGAACGGTTTCTGGTAGTTGTGTTATCTGCATGGTGCGCGTATGCAGAACCACGGCTGGTTTTAAACGTACTTAGGACGTCCGTGCCAGAAGGAGCGGCTTTGAGTATTTTTGCTATTGGTTTTACTACCCCACCAACCATAGGAACCATTCCAAGCCCAGCCAGACCCATACCAGCTACGTCGCCCTCACGCCTAGCAACCTCAAAGTCTTTAGCGGACAACGCTGGGCCAAGCACAGGATGAAACCCCGCAGCCATCTCCACAGCTTCAGGTGATAGGTCAGCCTTCGGCCTTGCTCTTACGTTGCGTCCTTGCCCTTTAATAAGAGGGTTTCCGTAGTACGCATCGGTGTCCTCTGCCATGATTTATCCTTTAGTAAAACCTTTGGTTTTGCCTTGATTTGAACTCTCTTACCGGCTCTTCTTCGTCTGTATCAGTGCTAATAAAACCGCCTTTTCTGAATCTCATTAGTCCCATTGATACAGTATCAACATAGTCATCGTGGTCGCCGGCAGGAAAAGAAGCTACTTCGTCTACCACCTCTTCTGCCCAGCTTGTATTAGGTGCCCAAACCCTGCCAGAGGCAAATAGATCCGAAATGGCATTCAGCCGTGTTATTTTGTCGTTACCCTTGGTTGGGGTAAATTCTTGAACAGGGATACCCATAGCTCTTAACTCATAAATAAGCGGCGCTCCAGAGGCTTTCTTTTCAATAATAATAGAATCCGGCTTCCATTCTTTATATTCTCTAAGCACAATCCTTTTTAGCTCAGGAAACTCTACCCTATCCCTAAAAGCATTTAATAGAATGATATTGGTCTGGTCTTTACCCTCGCTGTTGGGTTTATTGAAAACACCCCAAACAGTACACGCCGAATAGTCAGCCCTGTTACTCTTTTCAAAAGCAGTGTCCCACGCCATCAAGATAAAATCACACTTAGGCGGTCGCTCCTCCTCCCACATCTTCCACCATTCCCGCTTAACAATAGCTGAAGACTCAGATGTAGGGTTCTGTTGATATTGGGCCTGCCATTTACTATTAGATAACTCAGTCCTTAAAGCTTCCAACTCTTCAAAAGACCAGAATTCCGGCCACAAAGGCTTTCCAGAAGGCAAAATAGCCGGAAATTCTATGACTTCCCACTCTTCGCCACCCCTTTGAAAGGCTGCTTTTAATACTTGGGCTGTCAAATCCCTCTTTGACCAGCGGGTCATTACTATAACTATAGCACCGCCTGGTTGTAACCTCTGCCTGGGGCCGGAGGTAAACCACTCATACACAGAATCATATACCGCAGGGTTGGATTCGGCTAGTTTGGCCTCCTGTTCTGAGTGGGGATCGTCAATAATCAACAAATCAGCCCCTTTACCAGTAACAGTACCATCTACCCCAATAGCAAAATACTCCCCATCCTTATTAGTAGACCATCTCCCAGCTGCTTTGGAGTCGTGTCT